ATCTGGAGAGAGAGCAGCAATAGCAGAAGTCGTAGGCATTAAGAATTTTTTTAATCTGGCAGGGAGTAAAATCGGTTTTATTAACTTTGACATTAATGCGTCTTTTTCTGAGGATTCGTCGAACTGGCTTACAGCTAACTCCGAACTTCTTGGCAATCTTTATTATAGAGATTCCATCGTTGGTATAGAGTTTGACGATGTCGCCGGCGTGTTCGTCGAGCAGGTAGACTGTCATGTATATAACCTCGAAAATAAATTGAATTGGTATCTAGCCGAGGGAATTATAACACATAATTGCCGCACCGTAACAATACCACTTTTGCGCGATGATTTGAATAAAGTAAAAGTGTCAGAGCAATTGGCGCATGGATCAGGAAAACCGAAATTTGAGAGTACAAACACGCAGTACTATTCGTGGCTCCAGCGCCAGTCGAAAGAGTTTCAAATAGAGGTTTTGGGGCCAACACAGGCCGCTATTTTTAGAGGCGCAGGTCTTACGCCTGCCGAGTTCCGACGCGCCACCCTGTCTAAACAGGGAGAGCCATTGACCATTGATGAAATAGCTCAGAAGGACTCGCGCATTAAGAGCTTTCTTGCTAGGGAAGAGTGATATACGAAGCCAGCAAAACCGACACCCGCCAAACAGAATTGATTTAACAGAGAGATATGAATGGAAATCACCCCAGAAATAGAAGCGATTATTAAAGAAAAGCTCGACGCTCAGAAAACAGAATTAACCGCCACTTTTGAAGAATCAGTATCGGGCTTGAAGAAATCGCAACAAGATTTATTGTCTGAGAAAAAAGCGGCCAAGGATGAGGCCGAAGCAGCACGTTTATTGAAGGCTGCCAAGGACAAAGACGTAGACACCTTGAGCGCGAGCTATGAGCAGAAGCTACAAGAAATCAAAGCCGAAAACGCTAAGCTGATGAACGGCATAAAACAAGCCGAGATCCACAAAATATCAAGTGCCTTTGTTGATGCCAACGTGGTGGACGATCCATTCATTAGACAGGCCATGAACGCCGAGTACTCCAAGAGAATTGACATGAGGGATGGTCGACCGGTAGTATTGAATGCAGAAGGTGGATTAACTGCAATGACGCTTGACGATCTTAATCAGGAGATTAAATCAACAGGCAAGTATTCAAGCCATCTTATAGTATCCAAGTCTTCTGGCGGTGGAGCCAACGGAAGCAGATCGACTGGCGGGGCTAGTGCGACAATAGCTAATTTAGGCGGATCAACCGCTGAAAAGTCAGCCGCATTAGTGAATAAAATTCCGGCGCTGGCATCACTCCCAGTAAGGTAATTTTATATGTCAGCATCCGACATGATTGTGTTCAATCAATATGTTCAGCCTGCAATTGCTGAACTTTTCCCCCAAATGATCGACAAATTCAACGCAGCCAGCAACAACACTATTTTGCTGACCGCCGAAGGTTTTGACGGCAGCTTTTTAGAAGCCTCTTTTTACGCTGCAATACATTCAAGCCAACGCCGTGTAGATCGTTTTGATACGAACGATGCCGTTGCACCTACCGATTTGACCCAGCTACAGCACAATACGGTTAAAGTCGCTGGTGGATTCGGGCCAATTCTCTTTGAACCTTCCCAGATGACCTGGCTACGCAAGCCCACGCAAGAGGGTATTACAATTGCCGCAACTCAATTTGCCGAAGCCATGCTGGCGGATCAACTCAATACAGCCATTCTCGCGCTGGTTGCGGGTATCGGTGCAAACTCTTCTGTGGTTAATGACATTTCTGCCGGTGTCGATGCGTTCATCACTCAGACTGCCATCAATGATGGCCTCGCAAAATTCGGCGATGCTTCGCAGACTATTCGCGCACTGGTGATGACCGGGAACCTCTACCACCGATTAGTAGGCGAAGCCATTGCCAACTCAAATAATCTGTTTGAAATCGGTGGCATTGCCGTTCGTGATGGTGTTGCGTTTGGCCAAGGTCGTCCATTAATTATCACCGACTCGCCTGCATTGCGTACCGCTGACCCATTCCAGAATGTACTTGGACTGGTGGCCGGTGCCGCAGAAGTCAAAGATGCAAACGATATGATTACAAATATCGAAACCAACAACGGGAAAGACCGTATCGAAACCACGTTCCAAACTGATTACTCCTTTGGTCTTGGCCTCAAGGGGTACACTTGGGATGAATCCGCAGGCGGCGCTTCGCCATCCGATGCAGCGATTGGAACTGGTACAAACTGGGATAAAATCGCAACGTCTGACAAGCATACAGCCGGTATTATGATTATTGGCGACGAGTAAACAAGCGGGGCGGCAACGCCCCATAATATCGAGGCATTATGGACAATAGAAAAATCTGGCTATTGAAGCCGCCGTTTGACCAATACAATCAAGACGTGAAGGCGCTGGCTCGACAGAATAATCTTGTCATTTATGATGAGAAATTCCGAGGCGTACTGAATAAAGAACGGTTTGAAAAGAAGCCACCCCGGCTGACTAAGAAGGGCGATAAAAAAGCCGCGCCCAAGAAGGTCGATGTTGAAGCGGTCACAGAGGACACAGGCGAATAAATCATGGCCGGATTCATTGATAGAAATAAACTGCTGGAAGATATTTTATTCTTCACCGGCAGCTCTCGAATTGATAGGTCTATTAATGATTCAGACAGCTATGTTGGGAGCTTTCTGGAAACTGGCTTGGCCGTTGGCAGTGTCACAAATTTTGTTGTTCAGGTCGGCACTAGAGACGTTGCTCTGGAAGACATCAGTACAGTTTTAGACTTTTCTCTGGTCACCGATGGTCGAATGACTGTTGTATTAAGAATGTATGTAGAGGGATCGAATATCAACACATGGAGCCATGACGGCGGCGGGGTGGCTTTGAACGTGGGCAGAAATTTAAACGCGACAAATATTAATAAACTCCCAGAATCTATGATTACCGTGAACCCTGCAAATGTTATGGTCTCGGGTATTGAAGATTATGAACTTCAATTCTCAGAGTTCTTTATTGATACACAGGGAAACAGGGAAAACCTAGCCACCAATACCGCCTCGTTTTTCAGGAATGGACGAAGGATATTGTTGCCAGCCAATTCTGAGCATCTCTTCGTCTCAACAGTGACGGGGGACGCAACGGGAACCTCAACAAATCGTTCTATCTTCTTTACTTCAGAAGTGCGGGAGGATAATTGAGTCATGGCCTTGATTGTGGAAACCGGCGCCAATATTCCAGATGCCGACAGCTATATTAGCGAAGCCGCCGCGATAACACGCGCTGCATTTCTTGGTCTTCCCTTTCCTGCAACCGTTGCCAACGCCGAGATTCCACTGAGGCAGTCTGCTACATACCTTGAGAAGTTCCGCAACAAGTATCAGGGTAAAAAAGTCTTTGACGATCAGACGCTACAATGGCCACGCGATCCCGTCTATATTGACAACGTATTCAATGAGATTGACAACATACCGCAGCTATTGATTGACGCACAGGTGTCTATTGCAAGCGCTGTCTTCGGCGGTGCTAAGTTGTATGGCACGGCCACAGGTTCCGTCTCTGATAGTTCAGTTGGCGACGTAAGTGTTACAAAAAGTAACAGCGGCGCTCTCGACAATTCCGTATATCTTGGCCACACAAACACGCTATTAAAACCACTATTTAAGAATCCCGCGCTCGGCGGGCTGGAGTTCGCTGTATCGCGGGCTTAACTTTCACGCTACGCAGATCCGCAAGCCTGCTGCCGAGTATCGCCCGTGCTTTTGATGACTGGCGTATTGAAGCGGGGATATTTGAAGACGCGGGTGTTCATCGGAATTCTGACGATGGCGAGACCGTCGCGCAGATAGCGCACAAGAACGAGTTCGGCACGCCGATAATTCCAGAACGTCCGTTTATAAGAACCTCCTTTTTTAGCAACCGCCGCAAATATAGTCGGAAATTACGCGACATAACGCGGCGCGGTTTGCAGGGAAATACTCTAAGGCGTTCCAGCTTTGACACATTGGGACGCGAAGCCGTGCGCGATATTGAGCGCTCAATTTCATCAGGCGACTGGGAAGATAACGCAGAGAGTACACAGCTCAAGAAGGGTGGAGGTCATCAACTGATCAATTCCCCACTGATTGATACCGGACAGCTAATAGACAGCGTTACATATAAGGTAAGACGCTGATGACTGGCCAATTAATCGACTTTGAAAACGACTTTGCAGAATTTCTGGTTACGCACTCTGCGGACAGATTCAGAGCGACAAAAAAAAGCGATGAAGGCAGAGCCGTATCAGGCTCAAGAATAGCGTTTACGTTCAGGGGTACAAATCCGCAGCCAGCACGCGCAAACGATTTAAAAATGCTTCCAGAAGGCTCCACGCTATCGAGTTCAATAGTTGTTCACTCAGTTGAGAAAATACATATTTCTACCGGTGGGTCACCCGGTGACGTTCTAATGTGGGACGGTGCAAGATACCGAGCAAGACAGCAAAACCCCCGCAATCCACTGGCCGGAAATTACCGCACGCTATTTGTGAAAATACAGGCCGGTGAAGAGTGAGTATTCCATCGGCTATTCTCGACTGGATAACCGGCGTTACCGGTTTAGATACTTGGCAGAATCCTATCGGAACGGATCAGGATAAACCGGTGGGCGACTACTCAACATTTAAAATCGCGTCCATTGTGATGTCTGAATTTAACCAGTTAGACGGGGTTGTAAAAGACTCCAGCCTGATAACCAAGACAACCAAAAACAACGCCGTTATATTGCTGTCTGTTAATGTATTCTCGATAAATGGATACAATGAATTGAGCCAATTAAACGCCAGCGGCGACTATTGGCAAACTAGGCAATCACTGGCGCTGGAAGGGATCACAATCGGCAGGCTCGGCAACCCTCAGAACTTGACGGGGTTGGGTGATACCGATTTCGTGGAGCGCTGGCAAATGGATATAGAATTGCGTGTTACGATTAAAACCCAAAATGATTGGGATAGAATTAAACAATGGCAACTTGCTGGCCGATTTCTACGCACTGATAACACGGGTATAATCAATGGAATTATTAGATACCCAATACCTTAATTCTTAACTAAAGAGGGCGCGAAAATGCCAACACCGATCCGGCGCAGATTTAGCGTCCAGACTGTTTTAAAAGACAAAGCCGCAGAGGGTCAGACGCTTGATAAAGTCATGCTTCTGGTTGTTGACCCAGTTCCAAACGCAGCGCGGTTTCAAGTTGTATCGTTAGACGATTGGACGACCACCCTCACACCCGCAACGCCTGAATATGAATTCGCGCAGACCTTTTTCGGTCAGTCTTTGAAACCCGAAACACTTACCCTCGTGCATTGGGATAAAGGGGGAGCCTCTGAGACTATCGAGGAGGCGCTGGACGATGCGATTGCATTGGGCGCAAGCTGGTATTTCCAGACGTTTATCAATATTACGTCTTCAGATGTAACGGATCAGGAAACGCTTAGCGATTATGGCACCTCGTTTGAAGATCGGGTACAGACGTTCATAATGACCCAAGACGTTTTGGCCAAAAGCTCAGTATCCACCACTGACATCGGCTTTCTACTTCGAGCCAGCACAAGCGACCGATCAACCTGCATTTTCCACCCTGCATCAATTACGTTGGTCGGTGGGGTTGTGGACACAAGCAAAGACAGACCCGACGCGGCTATACTGGGCACGATGTCAACAACTCAGGAAGGTTCCGCGCAGTGGGATTATCAGGCGCTTAGTCTAGTGACTGACTCCAATTTAGTCGCCTCTGAACAGACCGATTTGCAGGATAAAGGCTACAATTTTGTGGAGACGTTCAAAAATACGACATTTACCCACATGTTCCCGGGGCGCACAATCACAGACCGAGAAATACGAATTCAGTGGGGAGCAGATTGGCACGATGTCACCGCAGAAGTAAGGCTGGCTAATTACG